TTCGCACTTTTTTCAGCGCCCGCCTTAGCCATCCCCGCCGCCGTGCTGCTTTCCGAAGCGGCGGAAGCGCTGTTCGCAGCGTCATCTGCACTTCCATTGGCCGCATCGGCGCTGTCCTTGGCCGCCTGTGCCGCAGCCTGCGCATCATCGCTGGCCGCCTCTGCCGCTTCTTTGGCAGTAAGCGCGGCCTCTGCATACGGCCCGGCCTTGGCAGCATCTGCCGCCGCATTTTCCGCCGCCTGTTGAGCTTTATTTGCGTTTGCTTTAGCTTGCATAGTTGCTTCCAGCACCTGCGCCGCCAGCTCGGGCGTTGGCTCTGCATCCGCGCCGCCGTATACGCCCGCTTGCTCAAGGATAAGATACTCCACGTTACAACTCGCCCGCTGCACGCTGGAGGCCAACCCGGCCAGCACAAGCACGCCATCCTTGGCCTCCTTCGTCACCTCGGGCGGCACGTCCATGGCATCCCCATCCAGCAGAGCCACGCGCAGCGGCTCTTCCCGCCCGGGGATGTGCCACGTTGCGGTGAGATTCAGCCCGTCCCACCCGGCCCCGCGCTCAATCTTGATACTCTCCGTGCCAAAGCTGGAATTAGTCCCCAGCACCAGCTTTCGCGGGGTGGGGGAGTAGTTGTCAAGCCTCAAAGTATGTACCATGCCCTACCTCCTTAACATTACAACAGTTTCTCGGCGTTGATTACGATTGACTCTCTCATTGTCTTGCCTCTCCTCTAGTAGTAAATCAATGTAATCTGGCGGTTGATCACTCCGTTGTCGCTCCATGTAACGCGCACGGTGTTACCCAAAATTGTTAGACTTGCTATTTCGGGACTATCTCCAGAAGCGGCTATGTTAGAAACGCCGACCAATGTGCCGCTGGGCAACGTGTATGTCCAGTCACCATGTGAAGTGTACATGGTGATTGTCACCGTTTTCAGACTCACAGCGGTGACTTGCCCGCTCCCATCGTGGAATCCGGAGGGGATGGTTGCCACACCTCCGGGGGAGAGCGTTGCCCCCCAGCTGCCTCGGTTCGGCATTTTTCCTTCTTTGATGGTTTTACCGCCTGCGTAGTATTTCTTTCCGGTCAGCACATCAGTATCTGCGGCGGTGGCCTGTGCCAGCTTGGACGCGCTTAAACCACCGCCGCCGTTAAAATCCAGTCGGCTCCCGTCAAAGGTAAACAGCACCCACCGCCCGGCAACAACGCTGTCACCGTCCGCCGCATCCGCGCCGCAATACGCAGGCACGGCCACACCGTTGACTGTCCACGTATCGCCCGCACTCCACGCGGCGGGGACTTTAAACCGCCCCACCGCGCCTTCTCCCGTCAGCGCATACACGCTGCCGCTCTTGCTGCACTCATATTCCTGCACGCAGACATTTAACCCGCCACCAGACGGGTCATACTGTGCCTTGGTCATCATTGCTGTGCCACCGTGCAGTTGAGCCAGCTCGGTCTTTACCTTTTCAAGCAATGCGGAAAACTGCGCCTGAATGGTAGTAGTATCAACGCTAACCCAGTCCGTAACAAGCCCACACACATCGGGGTCAAGCCGTTCGTCCGTGATGCTATCCGCAGAAATGCTGCTTACAGCTGCTGCAACGTAAATACGCGCAAGAGAAATTTGCCGTTTTAAAGTGTTGTTTGTAAGTTCCGTGGCGGTAGGTGCATTATTCGGCGTTCCTTTTAGCACTTCAATACGCGGCTTTTCCGCATAATCCACAGTGTCCCAGCTAACAACAATCCTGTCAATACGTGGCAAACTGGCATCTGGCAACGGGATTGTCAGCTGCAACTCGCTTCCAGTCTGTTCTTTTGTATCATTCCAAAAAACTGTGCCGTCCGCTTTGTCGTTCGCCAGCCAGCCCACACCATCTGAAACGCTTACCGTCATATCGCCGTTTGCGGTAACACTTAAATTGCCATCTGCGCCAAAAACGCCGCTGGAACGCCCATGCAGCCATTTCATAACATTTTCGGCTCCGATGTATTCATCCACGTTATTCGGAAAATTTTTGATTTCTGCCACTTTATCACCTCAAAACTGTTAAAATCGGGTCGCCAATAACCAGCTTGACGCTTGATCCGTTTGCATCCTGTGAATACTTTGCCGCCGCGATTCTTGCCTTGTACTTTACACCAAGCCGCAAAGAAACGCACCAGACCAAATCGCCAACATTGTATGCCGTGCCAAGCTCGTCACCGTCAGCGTCAATCGAAAATCCGTTGCGGTTCAGGTGACTGCCCAACTGTAAAGCGGCGTACTGTTTTACGCGTCTCTCAAAATCTGCGTTGCTCTCCTCATCCTGCTGGCTGTCTCCGCTGAAACTTGCCCACAGTTCGCGCCGTTCCGCATCGCTGGCAGTTCCAGCCTGCACTACAAATTTCGTACCGTCTTTGTACTGTGCTTCACAGTAGCACACGTTTTTGTATTCAGAAATGTCCTTGTCAACTACCAGCCCGGGCGCTGTTCCGCGTTCCTGCACAAACAGCACGGCGTCTAATCCCTCTGTGCGGTCAACACCCTTATACAATTCAAACGTTTCTGTTTTGGCTCTGTAGTCCAAAACCATCCTGTTCCCAATCCCGGCATCTGTCAAAATCGGTTGTATGCAGTTTAACAGTTCATCCCCGTACACCTCTGTTGCCGTCACGGTTTCTGTCAAGCCTTTTTTCTCTGCCAGCAGTATAGGAAGCCCGCGCAGGTTGGCAGTAATAACGCTGTATACATCCGTTTCCACGTTGGCAATACTGGCAGTTTCCGCAACAACACGCCGGTTCAGTTTGTTGTTCAGGCTGTACCCGTTCAACGTGATTTCGCTGTTATCGCAATCGAACTGTATTTCTTCCACCGTATACGCAAGTCTCTGCTCTACAATGTACAAAACAGCATCCAGCTCCACTATCCCAATGTTGTACTCATCCATCGGCAAAACAACCGTAAATTTTCCCACATCGTTATAGTAGTCGCTGAACTCGCTGCTGATAGCGTGCGTGATTTCGTGTCGGTTACTAAGGTCATGGGAGAACAGCTCTAATCTCATATTGCCGTTACACCCGCACTTTCTTCCGCAAACGAAACGCTCATTTCAACGTTTTCAAGCCCACTGTCCGCAGTAGGCTTCCACGCATTATCGCCCGTATGAATTCTGTACAGTGTGCTTTCAAGCGTAAGCGCGCCCCGGCAGTCGCCGTCCTTAGAGCTTGTGACCGTTGTCTTTCCGTGCGATGTCTTAATAACGACACGCTCATCTTCCACAAGCGTTTTTTCCAGCCGCAGAACTTCACCTGTCAGCATGTTTTCAATGCCTACGTTTGTTGCCGTCTCGCCAATGCAATTGATTTCCAGCCTAAACGGCACATCAAACTGCCCAAAATTCTGCAAAACAATGTATTTCAGCACAATGACTTTGCCGAAATAATACGTTTTGCTGATATTCCATGGAAATTTAAAACCTTTTTGCACGCCGCGCAGCTGCATTGCCTTTCGTTCGCCGCTTTCCCAATACGGGTAGGGGGCAAGCAAGCCAAGCTGAAACGGCGCACCGCGTTTTGATGCGCCAATGGTAGGCGATGCCGTTACAATAACGTCTATGTGCCAGTCTCCGGCATATAACACCCCGGTCAGGTCAGGTCGTACAACAGTCATAAGCGCATCTTTCAGCGCTTGTGCATTGTCGCCGATAACTTTACCATTGATGGTAATAGGCCGCGTCTGAATGGCCTTAGATTGCACAGTAGCACCTACTTGACCGATGCCCTGCGCCGTGTTGGCAGTGACAGAAATTGTATCAATGCCATCCGGCTTGCTGATAAGATAACCATGCGCGTAGTCAAACACGATAGACTGCCCCAGCAAGTTGACGTACTTGAAAGTCTTGCTTAAAAAACTCATAACGCCCACCTCGCCCGCTGGAAATACGCCGCTGTGCTTGCTGCCAGTTCAACCGGTGTCTGCTTTGCCGCGTAAATATTTTGCGTCAGGGTAAAACTGTTGCCGCTGCCCTTACCGCGTCTGTAACTGTCCGCTTCATCGGCAGTCAGAACCATCTCGCCGCGATGCAGATTAGCAACATAGTTGTTATAGGGGACATAATCCATGCCGCCTGCGTGGCTACCGTCAGACCCCGTGTTGTTTTTCACATCACTTGCATTGATGACAAAAATACTCTTGATGCCATCCCACAAGCCCTGCACGAAGCTGACAAGACCACCCCAAACAGCCGCAATGCCACCCTTGATGCCCTCTACAGCGTTTTGGCCGACCGTAGAGAAAAAGCCAAACACACCTTCAAAGATGCCCTGAATCGACTCCCACGCGCTCTGAAAGTCACCAGACAACACAGCGTCAATCGTAGAAAACACGCCGGTAATCAAATCAAACACAGTCTGGAAAAAGCTTACCGCAACATTCCAGATGCTTTGAATGATAATCCACGCGCCCTGAAAGAATCCGCTGATAATCGGTGCAAACGGCGTAAAGATGACCACAATTGACTGGAAGATAGCCTGAAAGAATGCGCTTGCCCATGCCCATACAGTCTGTACAAGGCTCCATGCAGCGCTGAACGCTTCAACGATGCTCTGTATGACTGGGGTCAAATCTGTAATGACCTGCGTAACGACCTGCCCAATAACCTGCATAGCTGCTTCAACATAAGGCTGCACAAATGCCACGACTTCCCGAATCTTGGCAGAAATCGCATCCCATGCTGAATTTGAATTGTTTTTAAAACTATCAATAATGTTAGCAATATTTTCTATTGCCGTTTTCACATTATTGAAAATATCCAGCAAAAAAGAAAAGTCAGAGCTTTCAATTGCGCTTGTCAGCCCGGAAATAATTGCATCGCCAAAAAATGAGAATACATCAGCAACAATGGGCTGCAATTCACTTGCTACGCTGCTTAACCCGCCGAAAAGTGCCTGCAAGCCCTCTTCAATAGTTGGTTCCAGCTCCATAATCACGCCGCTTACATAAGGCGCAAGCTGTGTGACCAGTTCGCTTAAGCCGTCAATCAAAGTAGGCACAATTTCTTTGATGCGCGGTATAATGTTGTTTCCGGCAGTAATAACGCTGTCAACAAGGTTGTCCACCAAGGCTTGAAAGTCTTGCTCCGGGTCTGCAATTCCGGTCAAAAGATTTTCCCAAGAGCTCTTCATCGACGCTGTACTGCCTTGAATTGTAGTTGCAGCTTCCTTGCTGGTCGTTCCCATGATGCCCATGTTTGCCTGCACGACATGAATCGCTTGCACAATGTTTGCGTAAGACATACTGTTGGAATCAACCGTAACGCCAAGCTCTTTCTGCGTGTCCGTCATGGCAGCAGCGTCTTTGATAAGCCGCTTCATCTCAGCCTGCGTACCGCCGTAGCCGATCTTAAGATTGTCGAGCATAGTATAGTTTTGCTTCGCAAATCCATTATATGCATCCTGTATGGACTGCATATTCGTGCCCATCTTGTTCGCGTTATCGGACATATCCGAAATTGCAGTATTGGCCATTTCAGCGGCTTTTTCTGTGTCGCCTCCCAAACTTGTAACCAGAGCAGCAGCAAACGATGTTGATGTTTCCATATAATCGTTTGCGGACAGGCCAACGTTCTTGTATGCGTCTTTTGCGTAGCTCTCTATGATTCCCGCGCTATCTTTGTACAGCGTTTCCACGCCGCCTACAAGCTGCTCGTAGTCCGCATAGCTGTCCAACGATGCCTTGCCAATCGACACGGCCATGTTCGCAGCGGTTCTCCCGATTTCCGTAATCCCGTTGGTTACGCTCCGCAAACCGTCTGAGACAACATTGCCAAGCAGCGTACCGCTAAACACGTCCATCAAAGACGATGCTCCGCCTTTTGCCTTCTCAACGCCTTTTTCATAGTCGTCTGTGTTTAGGCTTAATTTGGCATAAAGGTTAAAAATGTCCACTTACTCGCTCACCTCCTGCCGTTCTTTTGTTTTCAACCCATGCCGCGCCGCAAAGTCTTTGAAATCTGCCTGCACCTGTTCTGGTGTCCGCGTATCCACTTTTGGCGGGTGGATAATGTCAATATATCTCGCTGGCCTGTCCGTTACGCCTGTCACAGCTACTACAAGGCTCCACGCACTGTCAGTCATGTACACCTTGTACAGCTGCTCTTCAAAATCAGCTTTTAAAGCGTAAGGCAGCGCCGACACAAGCGCTTTTGCGCTCAGTTTCGGCATTTTAAGCAAAACAGGAATTACTTGTTCTGCCCGCCACCGAGATACGATTTGAAAAAATCAACAAAACCCTTATCGTTCAACAGGTCGTAAACTTGCTTGCAAGTGATAAGGAAATTCTGTTTGCCGATTTCTTCCACCGTCAATCCGTTAAACGGGGCAAGGATTGCGTATACGTCCTCGCGGTGCTGCTTCAACGCAATGTTTAGCAGCTTAACAATTTTCGCAAGGCCGAAACGCTGCATTGCAATGCGGGTCGTTTCGCCCTTCGGCATAGCTTTCTGCATCTCTTTCACAAGCGCTTCATCATCGATCAGGTTTGTGATGGGCTGCGCGATTTGCAAAACGACTTCCAGCGCTTCGTCAGTGCTAAGTTCAGAAAAAATCCGCATTATGCCTCATCCTCTCCGGCCTTGATATACACCTCACACGGCACAGTGTCCTGTGCGGTAATGGAGTAGTGCGCCGTGTATTCAAAGCTCATCTGGCCTTTTTCCTTGTCCCCCGTCTGCAAGCTGAAACCGCCGGTAGACAGCGTATTCAGCATGTGGATGGCGCAGAAACCGCCATTCGTAGTGCCGTGCTTGTCGGAATAATCGCACAGCAGCCACAAATCGGTAAAATCGCTGTCTTTCAGGTCGTTGCGCGGCGTGATTTTGGAAACCTTGGAAGTGGTTGTTTCCTCTGCTGCGCCAAGCATACTTTTTACATTGGCAGGGGATGCCGAAACATAAGTGCCACTGCACTTGACTTCCCAAGATTCAATCTGCTTCAGCTCTTTCATGTTCTTGGGGCAGTTGTCGATGTCCTCGCCGAAGTCGGTAAAGCTTGGCACAGCCGTAAAGTTTATGCCGCCGGTCGTAGCGCCCAGCAGCGCACTTTCTTCCGGCGCAGTACCGGCAGCCGGGTCAAACGTAGTTGCAAGATAGCCCGCGTTCAGGACAAGTTCCTTAAACGCAGATTCAGGAATACGAGTAAATTTCATGCTTTCACCTCAATTTAGGCATAAAAATTCGGCGGTCACGTTGATGTACCGCCGTTTTAGGTTTTTGTCTGTGTCATCTGCTAGCGATTGGCAGAACGGGGAGCCGGGTTTGAGCCAAATAATTCCATCATCGCACGGCAAAGTCGGGTCGCCTTGTGTAAGAGCCGTCAAAAGCTCTTGCGCCTTTGCGTTTGGCACAGCTTCGGATGTGGTATGAAACCACATATTTACTGTGATTGATACAGAATTTGCCCAAGTATCCATCACTGCATCATAGGTCAGGTATGGGAGTACAGCGTCATCCGGCACGGCGTTGCTAGGGTATGCGGTCATAAACCGTCCGAAAAACTGCTGTAATGCAGCGCCCTTTGTCATGTAGGCAATCCCTCCCGCAATCGTTCAGCCGTAAAACTTTTTAGGTTTTGTAGCATCGGGGAAGCGCTTGCAGGGGCTTGCTTTTCTTCCGGGCGGCTCGTAACCCGGAAATATGCCCCGGTAGTAACGTCCTTGTACACGCTGCCATACTCGATGGGCACATCTTTCCGCACAATGCCGGTATACACGCTGGTCACACCCTGCGCTTCGGCCTGCCGTGCTTCAAGGCTGCTGTCGAGTGCAACGTAATTCGCAAACTCTGCGCCCTCTCTCCACTCGGTAGCATAGCCGCCCTCACCGTCAGGCTTTGTCCGCTTGTCCATAATGATGCAGCTGTGCGAAAAATCATCTAAAAGGCTCATAGCTTTCTCCATTTGTTCAGCCGGGACGCAAACACACCCTGCCAGCCCGCCACAGAGCCGCCAGAATTGCCGTTTGCGCTCGATTTGGTGTAACTATACCCCGCAAAGCTCTCACTCTGGAATGGGCTGTTTGCGGCGTTCTCGTACTGCGTGCGCCACGCCTTGATTTCTTCTTCAAGGCGCAGAAATTCGGCAGGAACGGCCATGGCCCAGACAGCGCCATCAAACGTTTCATCCCTCAACGAGCAATTGCCGTATTGATACACACCATCGTTCAGAACGCTGCCCATAATGCGGAAATACTGTCCGGCACGCAAAAAAGGGAGCGCAATGCTCCCGCCCTTGATGCTGAACTCGCCCAGATGGACGCCATTCGGTGTGACAAACCAGTTCCGGCACTCCCTCATCAATTCCTCAAGCATTGCACTCCCTCTTTTTTACTGTGCTGCCTTGACAGTTTTTGCGCTCCGGGTTTCTGCGGGCGTAATGGTGGCAACGGCGATACCGTCCAGGTACTCTGCCCAAAGCTTCATGCCCATAAGAGCGTACATATCGCCAGTTGCGCGGCTGTAGTCGCCGTCAACATGCACTCCAATCAGGTTTGTTTCGCCCTCGACGGTATAGTTCAGGCCCAGCTTGGCGAAATCGCTGTCTGCGGGGTCGATGTAATACAGGTCGATATTCTCAACAGGCACGGCGATAACCTTGTTCTTTGCAATGTACTTTTCGGGCAGCAGGAACAGGGTGGAATAACCCATGAAATTCTGAACATAGGTCAGGCCGAAGGCGGTCTGCGTGGTGATTTCCTTGTCGCCCAGATAGCCGTAGAAGTCCAAAATGTTGGCAAAGCCTACAACCTCGGTAACATCACGGTCCATGCTGGCGAACTTGTCCAGCACGTTGCCCTTTGCCAGAGCAAGACCCTGCTGCCAAGTGGTAGCAGCTACAGCCAGAGAGCCAGTGTTCAGGAAGGTGTAGAAGTCGCCCAGAACCTTGTTCTGCAGGGCGACAAGGAACGCCTCGTCGGTCTTTTCAACGGCAACATCTGCGCCGTATTTGGCGACTGCCTCAACGGATACGCTCTTAGCATACTTGGCAATCTCAATGTCGCCGTAGGTTTTGGGCTCGACCTTCATCTTGGTCAGCGGAATCTCATCGCCTTCGGCAACGGACGTACCGCCAGCCAGAGTGCCGTCAACAGTGGCCTCATAGGAGACCAGCTTCGTGCCGGGGGCCTTGCGGATGGGGCGCATAATGCCCATGATGGTGCGCAGCGCGTCCCAGTTCTTGCCAAAGCGGGTGACGAAGTCAACCTCGCGGGCGTTGACAGTAATCTGGGCGGCGGTAGTCAGGTTAGTTTTTGCAGCCATATTTTGGCTCCTTTCTGTTAATCGTCAGATTCGTTTTGCATGAGGTTCACAAGCGCCGCCTGACGCTCTGCGGTGGACAGTACATAGCGGCCCTTATCGTCCGTCTTGTAGATGTCCTCCCGCGTCAGGGCCTTGCCGCCATTGTTGGCAGGGGGAGTAGACGTGTCTGCGCCTTTGGTGCTGCTCTTTGTGATGTACTCGCCATAATCGGTCTTGAGGCTCTTTTCAAGCGCAGCTTCGTCTTTGATAGCGCCCTTGTCATCCAATTCCAGTTTGTCAAGCAGGCCGTCTCCCTTTGCAAGGCGTTCGACAGAGGAAATCCGTTTTTCAGAAATGCCGATTTTCAGCAGGACGTCTGACAGTGCCTTTTCTTTGGCAGCCGTTGTTTTTTCAGCGTCTACGTTGGCTTTGTAGTCCCCAAAAGCCTTGTGCTCTGCTTCATACTTAGCCTTGTAGCCGCCGTCGCCCTGCGCTTTCAGGTCGTCCAACTCCTTCTGAACGCCCGGCAGCTTTTCTGCATCGGCTTTATACCGCGTGACGTCGTCCTTCAGCGGGTCAACAACGCCCAGATGGAGCGCCACCAGCTGATTTTCAATTTCGTCAGTGCAGCTTTCGCCAATGATTTTACGGATTTCAGCGCGTGTAAATTTTGCCATGGGGGTTCTCTCCTTTTCTTCGGTGGCGGTTCTTCGCCATTTGAGTTTTATTTATTCAAAACAGCAGTGCTTCGCTGTTTTTTCGTATAAAAATAGCAACCGCCGAGAACGCCTCGGTGGTTGCTAGGTAAACTTGTCTTTTACGGTTTCACTTCAACGCTTGGCAGAACATTTGTGTGGAAATACAGCTTGTAATGGTACGGGTCTGTGTGTGTTCCTGTAATGTCTTCGACAACATACATAGTGTAGCTGTTTAGGTAGATGTAATTTTTCCTGTAAGTATCGGGGCCAACCTTTACAGTGCAGACAAGCTCGTTGCTGGAATTGTTGGAGATAGACATATATCCCTCGGCTTCCATAATGACCTTGTCTGTTCTGGCGTTGTATACTGTGATTTTTCGTTCGCTCTCAAAGTAATCGGCCTGTTTAGAAATATTGGAGTTTGCTCTAGCGGCTTCGGAGCAGCCACACAAAAGCAAAAATGATGCCATAACTGCGATTTCGATATAAAGAATCTTTTTCATGTGTTTTCCTTCCAATAAAAAGAGCCGAGAGGCTTATTTGCCTTTCAGCTCGGATTCAATTATTTTCTTGTACTGGTCTACATGGTCTGCGACAGCGTGCTTGGTGTACGGTTTAGCGCGTTGTCCGTGGGTCAGATGCCAATCGCCGTTTTCGTCTTGATACGTCCACGGTGTTTGTCTGCCGCCGGGGTAATAAACGCCCGTGCCGCACTCAACATACACGCCGTATTCGCTGTTTGTGCCTATATACGCAGCCTTTTCGCCGTCGCTGACAATATGTGTAATGCTGTTGCGCAGATTGCCAGTATCAACAGGGCATAGCTTTTTAGCGTATCCCTCTGCTACAAGGCCGCACTTTTCAAGCGCCCGCTGGCAAGCGGATTCCAGCGCTTCCAATACCTCGGCGCTGTGGTCTTCAAGTGTGATTTTCATTGCTCAAACTTTCTGCAATAGCCTTTAACGGTTCCAAAATATCATATATGATGTATTCATTATTTCCCATTTTTCAGCCTTTCAAACAAGTCAAACAGTTTGGGGTCAATTATATCTTTTTCGCCTTTCCAATACGCTGCAAAACTTTCTGCAACGTATTCTTGCCTACTGCTTGTCGCATATGCAGAAATTTTTCCAGAATAATTGTTAAAGCTTTCTGTAATATCCAGCCCGGATTCTTTTGCGGCCTTCGTAAAAATTTGGTCATCAAGGTAATGGCCAAGCTCATGAATCGTTGTACCGTAGGCATCCGGCTCAAATACATTTGTCCTGCCAGTGTTTTTTAGGGCTTTTAGATAACGCAGCTGCAATGTTGCCGTAGCGTTGCTTTTCCCATCATTGATCTCTATTGCTTTGTCAATGTTTGGCAATACTTTTTCAAGTAAATCTGCATATTCTTTTTTGTGCGCAGCCATTGTCTTTGCCGACTTTAAATACTTTTTGTTGTAATAGAAATCAGAAAGACCCCATTGATATGCAGCTTCTGCTGTTGTATCTTTGAAGCGCTTTTCTCTCATGTTGAAAGGCACGATATTTCGCAACTTATTTGGCACAGCATATTGTTCAAGCACTTCGGTAAATGCGCGGTTCATTTTATTCGCATATTCAATATCAATGCCGCTGTAATCAACCTTTCCGCTATACTTGGTCTTATAACTTTCAACAAATTTGTCGGCGTATTTCTGTGCTTCTTCTATTGTTGTGGCGGGTGTGAATCTTGGCATTTTCGGTTGGTTCTGTTTTTTCCACCCCGCCCACTCTGCATAGGTCATATCTCCCACAAGAACAGATTCCCCCGTTTTGGGGTTTCTGGCGCGTCTGCCGCCGCTGCTTGTATCCTCGCCGTCAACCTCTGCAATTTGGGTGCATCGGCAGTTATACACAAGATAGCCCGGGGCAGAAGTATCACCGGGATACATAAGCTCGTAACCGTCAACCTTAAATGGCTTGTCAACGTCTACTGTCTGGCCGTCAAGCATTGCATGGGCGTGGCGTGTGCGGTTGTCCAGCGCTGCCAGCCAGCGCTTTTTGAGCTTTATGCCCATGTCTTGTGCGGCGCGGTAAGTATCTAGCCGTCCCGCGTTTTGCGCCCCTGTGACCGCCGTCCGTGCCGTTCTGATGGCACTCGCACGGTTCATATCCCGTATACGGCTTTGTAGGTCATCCGCAATCTTGCCAATGCCTTTGCCTTGCAGGATGGAGCTTGTCACGCTGGCTGTAATCTGTTGCTTGCCGTACTTCAAATCAATGCCGCGTTGCAATGCACGCTTTGGCGGGTAGTACGGCATAAGGTCAGGCTGTTCCACAATCAAACGTTTCACTGTCTGCTCATCCCACAGCGTAAAATCTGCTTTGTCGGAAACCTGCTCGATTTTGTAAGCTGCATAATTGCGGTTTAGGCTGTAAATGCCAGGCGTGGCGTCATTGACGTATGCCACAGCCGTTGCATTGGCATCGGTGTATCTCTCTGCCACTTTATCGCGCAGGGCTTCAAAACGCTTCCCGCGCCCAATCTGCGCAAGCCGCCACTGCTTATATTGCTGCTCCGTGATTTCGCCTGCATCGAGCTTTTCTTTCATGGCTGCATCACGCTTGGCGAACTGCTCAAAATAGGATTTCACCGTGTCGGTCAATTCGTCAGCAGCTTTTTTGTACAGCTTTGCGATGCGCTGTTCCAGCTTTGCAAGCTCGGCATCTGTCATTTTGTGGGCGTAATCAGGTTTCATTTACGTCTACTTCCACGTCGACTTGCTGTTGCCTTTCTCTGAGCCCGTTTGTTTCCACCCATCTGCGCATCCATTGTATTTAAGAAGTTGCTTGTTGCTTTTCTATCAGCTCTATAGGCCTCTTGTTTTTTTTCATATTGCTTTTTATTATATGTTTTTACGCCATATCCCAGATTTTGCGCGTTTCGCATGATTTGTGATGCTGATAAATTGATAGAATCACCATTTTCGCTATAAACTTTGCCGTTTTTGACAACATACCCAGCGCGTGCCCCATCCATATCAATATCAAACGCAACAACGCCGCGCGGTGTTCCACTGCCGCCCCTGCCGCTTCCAGAACCTCTACCACCCATTCTTACATCTCCTTTTTACTTGCTTATAATATGGCTGAATCCTCGTGACATTCCAGTCAAATTCTTCATGGCATTTGCCATACCACAAAATCTCACTGGGTTCAAGCCTTGCCAATGCCGCCCGAACGCCTTTTTCAAACAGCGCTTGATTCTGCTTGCTTTTCTGCGTTCCCACGCTAGAAATCGCCACAATCGAATGTTGTGGCTCGCCGTCAAAACACCACTCGTAGCTTTGTTCATTGCTCCAACACAGGGTTGGCACAACGTGAATCCCGCATTGCTGCCAGTATGCCGCCAGCCAGTGCTTGCGATAGTGATTGTATATCTGCATAGCAAGCGGCATATCTGTATACATTGAGAAATCAGGCGCACACACAGCGCCAAATTTTTGAAGCAACGGAATGTACTTGTCCGGCTGATTCCACACCCTTTGGAATTGATAATCATCCACGAAAAAGTGAACGCCTTTTGTTGCGCAGTCCGTACAGGTTTTAGCAAAGTTGAACGGAATCCATTCCAGATGCCGCACATCAATGTGTTCCGGCTGGATAATCGGCGTATCGTATTTTCCAACTCCTAAAAAGTTGGCTTTGTCGAGGTTTTCAAAATTCAACATCTTGTCACTCCTCGCCGTTGGTCGTGCGGTCTAACTCCTCTGCCGCCTTTCGATTCATCAATTCATCGTACTGGTCTGCGTCGCCAAGGATGGTCAGCAGCTTTTTGGTGATGTATTCATCATCGTAGTATTCTGCACCCAGCAAGACCGTCTGCGCCTCTTCCTGCTTGTTGATGATTTGGTTGCGCGTATATGTCGGCTCGTCATCAAGCCCGGCAACCGCCAAAATACCCTTGATGCAGCGCGTCACGCAGCTTTCAAACTTGTCCGTTTTCAGGTCGAGTGGCACATAACTGGCCTTGATAGCCGTTGCAGTTTGGTTGCCAGCGCTGACAGCCGCAGAATCAAAGGCCTGAAAGTCCTCGTATAGCTTTTTGGTGAGCATATCAATAGTCGCCTGCGTGCCTTGAAACGGCGCTTCGATGCTCTGTGGCGTGGCCTTCGCGCCCTCTTCACCGTCAGCATGGGCTACATGGGTCGTTTTCAGACGCTCAATGAACTTTGTGTCGTCCTGCTCGTCCATGCCTCCGCAGTTGGTCAGAACCCAGAAAATCAGGTTGCCTTCGTCAACGTTGTTTACCATGTTGGAGCTAGCAAGGTCGAGCGCGTCAATGGTATTCTGTCGCCCCTGTAGCTCGCTGTGGGCCTGCTCGCCGTTTTTCAGCGGGATAATAGGAAATCCGGGATAGTTCTCACCGTCATAAATTTCTGTGCCGTCTGCCTCGCTGGTGCGCAGCTTCAACTTGTATGCGCGTTTCGGCTTGAGAATCGCCATATCATCGCTTTTGGGCTTTAGATACTCTGTGTAACCGTCAAGCTCGTACAGCGTGGCGCGCAGCGGCTTATTGTCTGCCACCTGCCAGAAACGGATTCCGGCTTTAATAGAGCCGTCTTCCTCGTCGTATAGAGGAACAAATTCCTCTGCTGCGAACACCTGCACATGGTCGAGATTCCAAAACACGAAAGACTGCCCGTCAATCAAAGCATGGCGGGCAGCGTCCATAATATCTTCGTCAAACGTCGCACCCAGCGCCTTTTTTGTCTCCGGTTCCTGAAATGAAACGCCGTTGCCCAGCAAATACGAAACTTCTTGGTCTACGACCAAGCCAAAAAACTTGCTTGCAATCTTGTGATTTGCCGTGTACATGTCACGGTGCGCCTTGCCCTGCATGTCGTAAATGATTTTCTCGTATTTGTTGATTGTAGGGTTTTCTCCGTGGTAATACTTGTTGGCGTTCGCTGCAAGGCGTGTGCTATGGTCGGCCTTATACTCATTGATTGCGCCAAGTATGAAACTCATGCGGGCTTTTTCGTCCTCGCCAACCGCTACAAAATCTTGGTATGTTTTCACGTCTTCTCACCGCCTTTACACGAAAATGCTCTTGTATCTGGTTTCGGCGGTGTCCCCCGCCTTGTTCGCTGTGCTTTCCATCGCATAACGCACTGCATCAATGTGATGGTTGTTCAAATCCGGGTAGCCTTCCAGCACTTCACCCGTCTTGCCGTCCCGCTCGTATTCATACTCGCTGAACTCTTTTGCAGTATCCGGGCATCGTTCCGGGTCAATGACAATAGCTTCCAGCATTTGCAACCATTTTGTGCCATACCGAACCGATTTCGGCCCCTTGCGGGCTGGGAACGTCTTTACGCCGTACTTGTTATAGTCCGCAATAGATTTCGGCTCTGCGCTATCCGCACATACTTTGTCCTCACGCGTCAGCCCTCTATCCAGCAGCAGTTGCGCAGTGTCCCTGTTGCTGGTTCTACGCCGTGTCAGTTCATCGAAGATGTACAGCGTGCGCCGCGCTGCGTCATAGTGCATTGCATTGTACGCCCAAGGGTCTGGATACCAGCCCCAGTCTACGCCGCGCTTGATTCTGTCGAATGTTTTCAACTGCTCGTCTGTGATTGGTTGAATTTTCAGGTTTTCGAATACCGCTGTGCCGCTGCCGACAACCTCGCCCAGATACTCGTGTCGGTAGGCCGTTTCGTTTGTGCGCTGCAAATATTCAGCATCGGCCAGAAACCGCTCTCCGAGCCATTCTGCGGGCGTTGTTTTGTAGGTGGAATGATGTATCAGCTTTCCGTTGCGTGCTTTCAGTGCGTAGCCGTTTGCCCAGTTCCGCGCCATTGCTGGCGGGTTGAAGCTCTTGAACGTAATGAACCAGTCACCGCCGCGCAAGCAGGACTGCTCCACGTTTCGGATTTGCTCTTCCCCGTCAAACTGGTCAAGTTCTTCAAACCAGCAGATGCCGATATAACCAAACGGCACTTTGATTGACTTTACCTTGCCGGGGTCATCAACGCCGAAAAAAAGCACCTTTTGTCCTGTTGGCAAATAGGTGCATTCCATCGGGGAGACTGTGCAACGAAAATTGTCGTGCAAGCCTAGCTCATTGATAGCCCAAACGATTTGCGCATACACGCTTGTGCGCAGTGTGTTGCCGACCTTGCGGAAAACCGCCGCGTGGCATTGCGGATGCTTTAGCAGTTGCAAAATTAGCTCTATGCTGATATAGCTGGATTTTGTACTGCCGCGCCCGCCCTTTGCGACAAGCTCTTTTACATTGCCTGCCTTGATTTCACGGTGGATTTTTGCGAAGCAAGGGGAAACAACGCCAGATAGCTTACAAGTCATCTATGATTAGCACCTCGCTATCCTGCTGTTGTTCCGGCTTATCCTGCCATCCGAAATTTGCCCGCAAGCTGAACTGTGCGCCGCCGGAGCCGTCTTTGTCATACAGTCTTTCTTCGGCGTACTGTTCACAACGGGTCTTTGCACGCATAATCGTGTCATTAAACTCTGGTTTATTTTGATAATTCAAAAGCGCCTGCCTTGATGCAAAACCAAGTGCAAGCGCCAACCCTGTCACAGTAGGCGGCTTTTTATCGTCATAGATGATATAGCCGTTTTTATTTCTCATCGGTTCGCCGTTATCGTCTACGAACGGCTGTCCTTTGCAGGCTTCAAAGTAGGCATCAATCTTTTCTTGCATTGCCTTTACGCTTCTGTATTTAGGTGGTGCGCCCACCGGATTTTTTCTTGTTGCCACTTTATCACCTCGCCTTACAACACAAAAAGCCCACACAATTTGTGTAGGCTTATATCCTCCAAAACCCCTTTGCGCCGGAGGAGAAGCGCGTTCCCACCCTACCGGTTTATGCTGTGCCGGTCTCACCCGTTGCGGGGAGCAAATCCGCAACGCTTTTTTCATCCGCTGCATTTATCCCCGCGTGCGGATTCGCGGTCTCTGCTTTGATGTTATGGGTTTCGGCGATGCGTAACTGCGTCAGTAACGGAGTCCACACAAGCAGATGCCGAACGGTTTTCTCGATGTCACCGTCAAAACGTTCCCGAACTTCTCCGCTTTCAAAATCGGTGTGCAATCGGGTATGCGCCCTCTCGTAGTGGGCTGTGCACCGTCGCTCTTCCGGTGTGTCAGGTTATCTATCGCGTTTCCTGCGCCGGGCTTTCACCGGTGGGAGCGACCCAGCATGTGCCCTCAGCCGGACTTGAACCGGCACACCAAGGCTCTTGCCATTGAGCTACAAGGGCATGTGCGGCTTGCCGTTTGCACGACCATTGTCATCATTTGTGAGGGATACCGCGCCCGCTCACACAGACAGGTTGCGACCCTGCCCTCTGGTACTGCACATAGGTCTTGCACCTTTGCCGCGCCGTTGCTTCGGAACGCAGCGCCCTTGCCGTATTGACTGGTCAGTCCCAGTTTGCGGCTGGCTATGCAGCAAATAAAATGCCGGTCTTTCCCGGCTGCCAGCTATGAATAGGAGAATTGAAATGGTAAAGAAAAGAGATTTTAGCTATGCCGTAGGCTGTCCCGTTCCTACATCATCCAGCATATCTATAATAGCAGGTTAAAAGTGAACTGGAGTGCACAGATTTTCAATTGCAGCGCGGTGTAATTTCTTTGCCCATCGCTCGGAAATATTTAGATTTATCGCAATTTTCCACCAATACGGGGTGCCGACAATATACCGCTCCCGCAGAACGTCCCGCTGCATTTGGTCTTGAACAGAGTTTATTGCGGTTTCGATTTCTTCCCTTTGCATTTCGGTTTCAATAATCTGCTTGTATAGAGCTTCCTGACGCTCCATGATTCTGCAAACGGCATCCTCGATTTTGTTTTTCCCGCCAGCAGACACCACCACGGGGGATAATGCTTTAGTGGTCGCTGTTGCCCGTTCACGTTCGCTTTGTATCTGCTGGCGCAGCTGTCGTTCATGATTCCTGCTGCGTTGGTATCTCCATAGCCACACTTTCTTTTGGTTGAATTCTTCTCTGGTCATTGTATCTCCTCTCTTCCAGTTTCATGCAGCGCGGCAGCGTGCAAATATCGCCATTCTTCCACTCGCATGTCGCGCAAAGATGTTCGCGGGCGTATTCATCAACTAGTTGCTGTTTTGTCATGGGGTCACCTCCGGGGGGTGTAGATCGGCAGTTCTGTCCATGTTGTAACACCTGTTTAATTCAAGCATAATGTTCTCCGTTGTATATAACCAGCATAGACGGAAAAGGCGCTGGTGGATACCTGTTTCCGTTATCGTCCTCAAAACGCAGTCTTCCGCGCAGAAAACGGATTTCAGCTTTTCCGTACACATAATCGTGGAAATATGACGTATCAGTTCTCGCGGGTATCAATAGGACTATTTTTGTTCCGCTCCGCGATTCTTCGTAGGCTTTGCGCACCCATAGACCAATCATTCTGCCGTATGGAGGATTGCAAAACACACTTCCTGATTCAACGCTCCACGGCATTTTCAGACCATCTGTTTCCGGCGTGTAAAACCGATTGCACTTTGCGCTTTTCTCGGTTGCCGCTGCATCCAGAACGAAATGAAATTCCTCGTTTAACTTGTCAAAAAAGTCCTACGGTGTGCAGTAATCCATTTTTTTGCTGCTTAAAAGTGCGTCGTTCATTTTGTGTTCTTCCTTTCAGCCGGTAGCCTGTCTTTAACGCTTATCCAATTACACATAGTATCCTTCCTCTTCCGGCAATTTTGGCAATGACATCCAATGAGTGACATTTACTCCTGCAGTTTCGTAGGTGAGAGGTTCTCCGTCATTGTTTGTTCCATCATCGAAATAGCCACCGCAATCACACCAACCACGTTCCGTGTCGTAAAATGCCAAATAAGTGTCCACACCAGCCCAATGGTCTAAACGCACAAGAACCTTTTCATACGGGTCAGGCAATCTGTCTTTAACACTTATCCATCCTTCCTCGGGACGCATGGATTCTGGGTCTATATCTGGCGCGTCCTCTATCAGACTACGAACATATTCAACACCAGACTTATATGCCTGATACTCGCTGCCGTCATAGGCGCTACCGTTTACGTCTATTGAACGCAATATGCTGTTTGCATCAACGAGCCGCACAGGGTCTTTCGGCTGGCTTGCGCCCGGGGTAGGGCAGCCTATTGTTGTGCTCATTTTGATACCTCCTCTACACAAGCCATGTTCTGGCGCAGATTGAGGGATTCGGGATTGAGAATGCAAGCCGGGGCGACAGCGCCGCCCAGACTTGCACGCCGTGGTCGGTCAAATAGGCTTTTACCCACAAATCGGCGTCCGCGACATTCTGCACATTGTCAAGCTGCTTTTTGTTTTCCGGAGTGTAGATACCATCGAGCTTAGGCAATACAGCTTCGGCGAGGGCTTTCTGAACGTGGGCAATAGTTCTGGGGGACAGGTTGGCTTGCAGCATGGCGCACCAGACCTCGTTATAACAGCGTGCCGCGATGCGGTCTGACTGCTCCTCTAGCAGCTGCTTTGTGACGAGCTGTGCAGCGTTCATGGCGTCGGAGGCCAGCGCGTGGCGTTTGGCATAGCATTTCATGGGTTACACTTCCAATTCTTCGATAAAAATTTCTGTGCGAGGGTTTTCTTTGTCGTACATTACGCGGGAGCCGTCCGTTGCTGCTACAATGCTACTGTTGTCGTCCTTCAAAATCCTGGCATCAACCAGAATATCCATGATGGCGCTTTCGAGGTTTGTTTTATCAACCTTGCGGCGTGTAGGCATGTAGTACAAGCACTTGACGTTGTAGCGGCCGTCCAGCGGATTTTTTGGCGCCGGGTTTAAATACATCTTTGCAGCTCTTGCGTACTTCAAGTAGGCTGCGCTTGGCAGAACTTTTGCGTACTTGCCCTTATGGCATACCGGGCAGTGAGCGCCTACGTATCCGATGCGGGGGCTGTTCTTTTTTGTGATGGGGGGAAGACTAATGGTGTACTTGCATCTCATAAACTTCCCCACTGTTCTGCCATTGCGGCGGCGATGCCGGGGAATGTTTTGCTCCTCACTTTTGCCGAACGGCTGAAAGTGTCTTCCCATGTTCTTGCTTTTCCGCTCGGCGTCACACCAAACATTGCGGCGTTGTCTGGCTTTGGCAGACCCGTTCCGTGCAGCAGAGGAAGGTTGACAAGCCATAACGACGTTGCTTTTGTGACGTAATTTTCCGTATCATCTGTGGACTTTGCGAACATATACGGCGAAACCGTTTGGTCTGGCTTGCGATATGCTGTATTCATAAATCCGACGGGGTTTTCGATTGCAATTCGTTCTGCGTTTGCTGTTAGGAATTGCATAAAAAACACAGCGCCTTTTGCCCTATCTTCCCAACGTGCAACCACTTTTTCTGGAGGGGTACACCGTAGGGAAAAGCTGCGCGTTGCAACATTGCTAAGATAGGTGCAAGGCGGGTGTGCAATCAGCAAATCCCACTTGCCTACATCATGAGCCTTGCCGTCCATCGTTACGATTTGCCCCCCATCGATTGCTTTCAGGGCATCACCTAAAATATGCCATTCCGGGTGTCCTCCAGACGGTTCCTGGATGTCACAGCTGTACGCTTCATGTCCGCGTTCTCGGAACGCCTTGCAGACTGTCTGCGATTCTTCACAGGCAACTAATACTTTCACGGTGCTATCTCCTTTACTTTCGCGTAAAATTTCTCGCTGTACAAAATGTCCAGCAGGCGGGGATTTTGGGTGTAACCTGCGGTGCGCAGGGCGGCTTCGGCGTTCCAACGTTTGGAATACAGGCGCTTGGAGTGGGTGATGTCGCCGGTAGAGCGGGAGTAGGTGATGATTTCAAAGCGTTTCATAATCAGAACGGCAGGTCGCCTTCATCCTCAATGAGGGCAAAATCATCGGCTTGACCCTGAGAATAGGCGGGCGGTGCTGCATCAGGTTCACCCTGCGTGCGTTGTGCGGCGTTCTGCGAGGCGGGGCTGGTACTTTCCTTACTGCCGCAGAAATTCGCGTTCTGGGCCACGATTTCAACGGCTGTGCGGTTCTGGCCGTTCTTGTCCTGATAGCTGCGGCTCTGCAAGCGGCCATCAATGGCAATCAGGGAGCCTTTCTGGAAATACTTGCAGACGAACTCTGCCGTCCTGTCCCATGCAACAACGTCCAGCCAGTCTGCCTGGCTCTGGCCGTTGGCGTCACGGCGTCCGCGATCACAGGCGATGCGGAACGACGCAACATTCTTGCCCGTCGTAGTCTGGCGAAGCTCCGGGTCACGCGCAAGGCGACCCATGATTGCAACAACATTCAGCATATTTTTCACCTCAACATGAAATTCTTTCTCTATCGCAGTTTTCCAATATCGCCAGCTTGTAGCTTTCTGGTGCGTTATCGCCAAGCTGCACCACGCCAGCGGAAAACCACTTTGGCAGCGGGATACCAAGCTCTTTGTATCTGTCCCATGCAAGGCGCATAGACCAGTTATCGGATACGTTGTATGCGCTGTATTTGACACCAGCTTCCCGCACCTCGCTTACAGTTGGCTTGAATCGGTGCGTTTTGGAAAGCTCCTGCACAGCCTTCAGCGCGGCATTGTAGGAAATATCAGAAAGCGATGCCGCCCAAGCTTTCGCAGTTTCCTCGGCGTTCGTTTTGCTGCAAATGTTATCCCAGTAGTTCATAGCCAGCGACAGGAGCGCCGCCGTCTGCTGATACGTCATCTGCTATGCCTCCTTTCGCGATTTCCCTCAGCTTTTCCTGTGTAGTTTTCATCTGTTGCCGTTGTGCAGCGCCTTTCTGCTGGCTTCTGGCCTCTTTCTCGGCAAGATACGCCGCGCGGGTGGTAATGTTATTTTTCAGGCAGTCGCGCAAGATTGCCTGCGCATAGCCCCACGAACGCTTATTGTTGATAGCTGCCTGATTGATTGCCTCGCAAACAAGGTCAGGCTCTACCTGTTCCAGATAGCCCACAATGCTATCAAATGCGGCACGAGGAAGTGCGCCAATGTTCTGCTCGTAGCAATCTACGCATTGTTGCCAGCTTTCGCGCGCTTGCGCGGTAGTAGTAGTAATATTTTGTTCTTTGTTCTTTGTTCTTTGTTCTTTGTATTGGCTTGTTTGGCTATCGTTCGCTTGCGAACGCTTGCGTTCGCTAACGTTCGCTTGCGTTCGCTTTTTGGCGTTTTCGGAATTTGCCTTGCATTTCGCGTTGTACTGGTCTTGAGCTGCCCTTATATTGCGGGTGATGAACCGATACGCAATCACTTCCTTGCCAGTGAGCGGCTCGGGCCGTTCTGCTCCTTCGCAATAAGCGCAAAGAGCATACATAAGCCGTCGAAACTCACCGTCCGAAAGGTCGGACGTATCTTCCATATACCCGGGATAAAAAGGGATATATTTCAATTCAGCCATATTCAGTTGTCCTTCTCTTGATGGCAGTGCATATAAATGTACTCGGAATGCGCTGTCATGTTCTGGTATAGCCAATCGTCGGCTTTTTCTTTACTCAAATGCTCGTGCATCACGCGCTTTTCATACACAAACTCGCCGTTAATTTTCTTTTCGGCTATGCGGTCTTTAATGTCCGCTTCTGTGTAGTTGGCTTCGACGAGATAGAGATTATAGCCTTTGGCTGTTATTCCGTTCAGATTGTTTGCGTCGGTCGCATAGAACAATCTTTCAACGGGAGGCTGCGGCAGCTCTATATGCCAGCAGCAATTTTGTACATCATGCTTTGTTTCCTGCGCCTTAATTCTGCACAGATTCTTGTAGTTGTACCAGCGTTCTGTTCGTATCACGTCAATCTGGCTCATTTTAACGCCAGCATTCACGAGGGCTGCACATAACCACACACAGCACGCAAAACGCAATGTGGGCCGCTCTCTGGCGAGCCTGCGAAGCGTGGAGGGGTTGAAGTGGTCGCCGTGACTGTGCGTAAGAAGCACGAGCTTCAAATTCTTGTAATCATCTGTCAACCGAGAAAATGGAACGCCGCAATCAATCAATATTGTGTTTTGAATGAGAACGGCGTTCCCTTGGCTTCCGGTTGAAATTATCTTGCAGTCCATCTCACAGGCTGCTCAAGTCGATTTTCTTCGGCTCGGCGGCTGCGGTCTGGGCTTCAACGGCCTGTTCGGCTTGCGGCTGTTCAATCTGCGGTACAGGCTGTGCGGCAGCTTCAAGGCGTACATCCTTTGCGGAGGCCACCCGCTCTGCGATAAACTGGCCGTCGTTGTCATGCGTGATGGTGTCATCATGCTCAAGTGCCGTTTGCATATCAACGCTCATAACGCCCCAGCGGAAAATGAGCTGCCGCAGCATCGTCTTGCGGGCCATGTCATCAAAGTTCTTGTACCAGAACGAGGAATACTTCCACATTTCGCTCTGCGGAACTTTCCCGGAAAGCAAATCCTCATAGCCTTTGCGGCTGAATGCCGGGCTGTAGGTGTCTGCATGGGTCATCATCTTTTCTTTGCTCCAATACAGCACCTTGCGGAATCCGTTCAGGTACTCAAAGAATGCCATGTAACCGACTGTCGGCAGGGCATCGCGCACATCATCGTCCTCGATGAATTTGAAACGGGCTTTTCCGGTTTCGGGGTCCTTTCCCATGTACTCGCCCTGCTTGATAACCATAACATCAAGGTCTTTGTACTGGCCGCTGCGCAATGCAAGCTGGATATAGCCTTTATAGCCAAGCACAAACTGTGCTGTAACGGTCTGCTGGCGCTTGTTCTTGAATGGCACGAGGTAATATTGCCCAAGCTGGGGAGAGGGGGAAAGCTTCAGGCTTTCCCCAAGCAGTGCGCCTGCAAGAATCGTTCCGGCATCGCACTCCTGTAAAGCGGGGTTCACAGCAACCGCGCTTGTGATGCTGGCGGTAAAGCTGCGTGCGCGGTCTGGGTCTCGCAGCGTGTTGTTGATTAAGTTTTGGTAGCTCTGCGTAGTGATCATTACGCTGAACTTCGGCTTCTGTGCCAACTGCTGATTAGATGTCGTCATAGCTCATACCCTCCTGCATGATGAACTGTTTCAGCTTCTTCAACTGTTCGATGGTGCCGCGAACGGCAAACTTTACTTCATAGACAGTAGGCTGTGTTTCCTCCGGCTCCTGCACGGCTACTGGCTGTTCTTCCTCAGGTGCAGATACCTCTTCAACAGGCGGCGCGGCGTCCTGCTGCGCTTCTTCGATGGCCTGCTGTACATTTTCTTCTGCTGCATGCTGCTGTTCCAGTGCAGCGCGGCGCTCGGCGACACGCTGCTTTTGAAGTTCGATCATGGCGTGTCTGGCGCGAACTGTACTCAACGCCAGCGCAACATTCAGCGATTTTTTGTACTCGACCAGCAGTTCGGCGGCATCTTCATGGCGGGAAAGCTCCTGCACCTCTTCGGCGATTTTAAGAACCGTCGATGTCAGCGCGGTCTTTGTGCCGTTGACGCTGGTCGAAAGGCCTATTTTCAAATTCATCTGCTCAAAGCGCAGCCACGGCAGGTTGTTCGCCTTGCAAAGCTCTGCGAAGTAGCTTTGAATTTTCTTTACCTTTTCGGCTTTCAAGCCAGTCTCGACATCGTCAACGCGGCGCTTAAGCTCGGCATCTGCCTTCTTGTACGGGTCGGAGATGCAGTCCTTATAAACCGCTTCAAACTGGTTGTACGGTTCCATGATGGCTTCTTTGACCCGTTTGCGCTGTTCTTCCATCGCTGCAAACTCTTTGCCAAGTTCCGCGCGGATTTTCTTCACGTCGCTGCGCGTTTCTTCCGTGCAAACAAGCTGCATCACGTTCTTCGTGCGGGTCTCTACATCGGCTTTAACCAGCTGAAGATGCTCTTCGATAATGGGCAACTGTTTCAGCGTGATTACCTGCAATTTCGTTTCCATTTGTCAAACCTCCATGTATTCGAATCTGCGCATGCTCTGGCTCATCCATGTTTCAGCGGAAAGCGTAAGGTCTCGCATCTGCTGATATTTGATGAAGTCTGGCGTAGAGCGGTCATGTATAATCTGTTGTATGGCCTGAAAGTGTTTCTGGTATTTATCTGGGGTGTTGTCCTCAAATGCGGTTCTCATTCTCTCGCAAGTCATCTTTATCCCTCTGCTGCAACCGCAATCGGGATGCCGAGCGCGGTCAAAACTGTTTTAACATCCAAATCATCGAAACGGTAAATCGAGCCGTCGAGGTATACAATCTCGTCGCCCTCGTAGTACGGTACGCCGTCAGCGTCCGTTCCAATCGGTTCATCATCATAGGGCGGAAAGGGGTTGTCTTGATGGCCCCAAAAGCTAGTCATTTGTCGGCCTCCTGATTTTCTTCCTCATCAGAAAAATGCAGCTCCATCAAGTCGGCAATCGCAAGGTACTCTTTGGCGTATTTGCTGTCGCCGTGAGTTTTCTTGACGATCTCACGGAACTTCGCCAAATCACCATAAAAGCAACCACACTGTACGCGGAGAATTTTATCCTTGCATCGGAAAAATGTGGTCGCGCGGAAACATCGACCAAAGCCTGTAACGACGGAAAAGTCTGCATTGCCGGAGACCCGCGCATTGCCGGAGACCCAGGCATTGCCGGAGACCCGCGCATTGCCGGAGACCCAGGCATTGCCGGAGACCCAGGCATTGTCGGAAACCTGCGCATTGCCGGAGACCAGCGCATCGCCGGAGACCCGCGCATCGCCGGAGACCCGCGCATTGCCGGAGACCCAGGCATTGCCATTGTTGGAGAGGTTTTCTTCTTTTTCAACAAAACCTCCCAGTTCGCCAGCGCTTACGTCGCCAAAAGAGACGAGAGCCTTAATACGGAACAGCTTCTTCCCGAAAACGTTCGTTACAAATTCGGAAATAAGTTCAAATTTCTTCATGGCGGGATGCCTCCTTAAAATACAGTCCGCACAGCAGATTCAGCGCCAGCAGGGCGGCGATGGTGGTGGGGATGTTGAGAGAACCGAGCGCAGCCAGCAGCAGCACCAAATCTGCGGTGATTGCCAGCTTGACGGCGGCACGGGGAAGTGATAGAATACAGTTAGAGCTTTTTGCGATGCTCTGTTTTTTTGCCGTTTCGGTGGTGGTGCACCGGGGCGGCGTTTTTGTTTTGGTCATCATTCTTTGATTTCCTCCCATTCAAAGCGGCCCTTGCCGCTGTTTCTCCACTGCCCAAGACCGCGCTTTGCGCCGTAGTCGAGGCACTCACGAACCATGTCTTCAAGCTTAGGGTCGAGACATTCGATTTCAAATTCTGCTGTTGCACCTGCGGGAACGCTCTCCGACTTTGCGATGCTGACGCGTTCGCCCATCGGAGTTTGCGCCCGCAGGGGGCGCTCGCAAAAATCAACCTTCATGCCGTGCAGGTCGTAGGGAATCTCGCGCGGGGTTACGAAGATGAGTCCATCAATAGCCTGCTTGTACGCCTTGATGGATGCGCAAGCCTTGCCGCCTGCATAGCCAGCCTTGCCAGCTTTGGCAAGCATTTTGCAGCTGTCCTTGAACATGCCTTTTACCTGATAGTCGTACAGGAACGGTGTGCCGTCAGCGGTTTTGGGGAATACCGTAATGCGGTCTTCGGCGTTCTGGGCCTTGATATTGTCCACTTCTTCGGTGGTGAGGTCGCTGGTAGGTGCCTTACTGGCAATGTAAGTTGCGAGAAGTTCTTCATTACTTGGGGAAGAACCGAGAACTTCTTCCAAAAGGGTGATTTTTACTTTCATGGTGGTTGTCTCCTTTTTAAATAAAATCGGTTGCTTTTCTGTGCCTTAGCGTAGAATCTCAGTGCTTTGCCGTTGCGGGGCTAAGCTGGTCCATTCACTGCCATCGCGTCGCAATGCAATGCCTTTGCTTTTCAATCTGTGCCAAGCCGTTGCGGTGCCATTCGTCGCGTGGCCTCGCCATTCCATTGCCAATCAGAGCAAGCAGCACAAGGCTTTTCCACTGCTAATCAAATCGGTGCCTCCGCAAAACCTTTCCGGGCTATGCCGTCGCGCTGCCATTCTTTGCCAAGCCTTAGCTTAGCCTTCGCGTCAAATTGCAGCACCCTGCCTCTGCCTTGAGACGCTGTACTGAGCTATGCCTTTGCCGTGCTATGCGCTGCCATTGCGATACGTAGCTAATCCATGCCGACGCCGAGCAGCTCGCTGCCGTTGCGACACGGAGCATTACCTTTGCGGGTCAATGCGTACTATACTTTTCCTCTGCATATTGTAGCCAATCTAAGCAGTGCCTTTGCCAATCGACACATGGCTTTTCCGCGCCGTCGCCTATCTGTGCAGCGCTATGCCCTCTCAATGAGAACTTCCCGAAGCTGGGCAAGTAAGTTGTCTACTCGTTCTTCGCGCGTTGACTCTTTGGGCGTGGGCCTTACGATGCCGGATGGGAAATATCGGGCAAAGTCGTCGTATGTAATGTCCAGTGCTTGGCATACTCTGCCGACCTCGCGCCACTCCCAAGGACTGCGCCCGTTGATGCGCTGCGAAATAACTGCTGCCGGGATATGGCACTCTTCGGAAAGTCGCTTCTTGTTGTAGCCCTTGTTTTTGATAAGAGCTGTAAAAGCAAGGTTTGTCATGCTCATCATCTCCTTGTAACACATATCAAGAAGTTTTATACTGTGCGAAAGGGGGAAAATAGTATGGATTTAAAAATTCCAGATTTTACAAAAGACATTGACTTTGAAAGCACTCCGCTGAAAAATATTGAAAAAGCATCAACGGAAACTGCCGTACAAGCCAAACGCCTTGCAGAGTTAGCGGAGCGCCGTGCTCAAAAAGCTGAGCAAGACGCAAAGGATGCCGATGCCAGTGCAAAGCGTGCAAACGCTATTGCCATTGTATCGGTAATAATCGCTGCAATTTCTCTTTTCGGCGAAGCGCTCGGCCTTTTCCCGCTCTCTTTTTAACCAGTGTTCAAAGTAGAGCGTAAAAACCAGATTGCATATCGCACCGCCCAGCACGGCGCCCTTGATAGCAATTGTGACAAACTGTTTAGGTGTCATTTGGTTGCTCCTTTTTATAAAGCATTCAAGCACAGCAGTCGGAACATCTCACGGCCTTTAGGCGTGATAAGTGTCTGTGTGCCGCTCCACTTGGTTTTCTCGTTAAAGCACTCTTTAACCTCAAACAATCCGTTGTTTTTATCGGCGTATGGCATCAGCTTTGCTTTTTTATTTCTGTAGATGTATTTCTTTTCCATCAAGAAAGAAATAAACTTTTTCTCTTCAACTCCAAGTTGTTTTGCCGTCTCACGAAAGCTGGTCAGCAAATTACGGTCTACAAGTTCGTCAAAATATTCAGCTTTAGGCTGCATAATAGCATTCTGAACTGTAAGTTCCGAAATCCTCGCCTCACGTTCCGCAAGCGTTTTGTTGGCAACCAGCAGGGCTTTAGCCATCAATTCGGATGGGGTAAGCTGTTCCTGCCCGGCGATGTAACCACCGTTTTTGCGGATACTGGGCAAGACTTCACTGGTGACCCACTTGCGGAAGGGTTTGGCCTCCGGCTTGTCGCTGCGCAGGATGACGTTGTACAGGCCGCTCTCGTTGACAGCCGTCATTTCCTGTGCACCACCAAGGGTGTCCACTCTGACCGGCGCCCTTTCGTCATCGTCCAGCCGTTCGGCAGCATCCCGGTATTTGGAGATGCCCAGCACCTTGCACACGTCCTTCAGGACGAACCACGGTTCACCGTTCATCTCAACCGTGCGTACATCGTTGTTTTCGTACTTAAAAATCTGAATGTTGTTCATTCGCTCACTCCTTTCTTTCTGCAATTAGTTCACTTACAGCCGCTTCCATCTTCTTCTGAATGTCAGGCGGTTTGCGCTTGCTGTTCAGAATCAAACAGATATAAGGCTTGCCGTAACCGAGCTTTTTTGCTACATCTTCATAAGAAATGTCGTTGTTGTGCATTTTCCCAATCAAACGGCCAGTCCACGCTTCGGGCATTTTTTCACCTCCCTTAGTAAAAATTAGAAGTAAACAAAATTGACTGCCGCGACACAATATGCTATAATCTGAACTGCCAGAGTAAGGCAGAAAGGAAGGTGGTCGTCCCTTGACCAAACTTTTGAGTATGCCAGTTCCAGACTAAAGAGATTGCGTAACGCGCTATGGCTTAAACGGCTGCCCCAAAGCTGCCAAAGGTTACGGCAAGTCCACAGAATTGCAAGTTCGTTTTGCAAGCGGCGGATGCGCATTGCACAAAGGACCGTGTACTTGCCCGCTCACATTGAGCGGTTCCGTTGCTGCAAACTTGTTCTGGTAAAAAACTTTGGGAAAAATCCGTCTGCTAACGAACAGCAGGCGGATTTTTTTGCTGTCGCGGCAGTGATTATGGTTGCAAAAGTTTACAAAGTATGCTATATTGTAGTTGTCAGATACATAAAAGCATTAGGCGCGGGCAAGAGGTTGCCGGGGCTTTGTTTGTTGCAAACTTTTTAAACCATGATTATAGTATACAGCAAACTTTTTAAACCGTCAACCCTCCTGTGCGAACTTTTTGAACTTTAGCATTTTGCACAAATTGGAGGTATTGTTTTAGTGTTTTACGACAAGTTTGTAAACCTTTGTGCTTCCATTGGGAAAAAGCCTACACCGGTAGCTCAAGAATTAGGGATTAGCAAAGGTACAGTTGCGAGTTGGAAAAGGAGAGGAAATGACCCAACTGACGCATATTTGGCAAAGATTGCAAATTACTTTGGTGTATCTGTTGACGAATTGCGCGGGGATACCGAAAACGAAAAAAAGCCCACCGCACAAGGCGATGGGCTAATATCTGGTTTGCCGCAAGATGTACAAAAAATTATTTTTCTTTGCCAAGAGAACCCTCAGCTTGCAAGCGCTCTATTAAATCTTGCGCAGCAGTTACAAAATCGGTCATCTGGTCAGGCGTAAAGGTTGAAACGATTTCAATAAGCTTTTCTGTGTCCGTCATTGCTGATTCCTCCCAAAAAATGTAAAGGTGGTTCTATTATGTCTAAAAAGCAAATCGTACGATGGGTAATTGCTGTTTTGTGCATTTTGTTTGTTCCTGTATGCGGCAGCCCAATTTCCGTTGTTTTACTTCTTGGCGCGGCAATCACCGTCGCGCCTGTCGAAGCAATTCAGCAGCACTTAAAAAAGCCATTAAACATTATTATCCCTGTAGTTTTCTTTGTAGCCGCTGTAATGGCCGCACCCAATACAACAAGCCAAAAAACTGAAGAGCCTGCGCCAACAGCAACGCCAGAAGCAACCGCTACCCCAGAGCCTACGCCGGAAATCACCGCAACGCCAGAGCCTACCGAAGAGCCATTACAGGAAAGCAGCGATAGCACCGATAACAGCGACATGAAGTTTTTTGCCGCAATTGTTGAGTATGCTGCTTCTCAGTCTTACGCAGAGGATAAATACAAAGTTGAATATGATGATAGCGGCATAACCCTTTCTGTGTGGGGTGACAACCTTGCAATGGGGGCAGCGCTTGCGTCCTCTGGTGATGAAAACGCAAAGCAAGAATGGGAATCCAACGTTGTTGACCCCTTTGTTGAATTAAACAAACAGCTTGTAGAACAGGCAAAACAAAATGGGTTAGACGATGCCGTTATTATGACCAATGTTCTTAATGATGCAAATTTGGACAACACATTACTTAGTGTTCTTAACGGAGCCGTTATTTATGACTGTGTAAGCGATTCGTAAACCGCTGATTGTATTTTACACAACTTGCAGTTGTATTTCAGCAGTTTCACAAAAATACTTGTTTGTCAAGTCTTTATAATCCGCTTTTTCGGTCTTCTGCGCCCGTGTCTTGGTGGAGCATCCAAATCAGGCAGTTTCTTCATGGTCTGCTTCCCTCCTTGCACGGTCTTGCAGCACAGCACGGTACAGGGCTTCAATGGTTGCCGCATTACGGTTTTGGTAATTCTTTAAACGTTCCACGTTATTCATTGTTGATTCCTCCTGTGTTTTCTGACTACAGTAAGAATCTTAACATGTTTTTTATACCATAGCTTCCATTTATTCCCATGACATTTTTTGAAGAAATATTTCTTTATATTTTCTTGATTGCTACGGTAGAAAAATTTTACCGCATTTGAAGTGCAAAACATGTAAAAATTTGAGGGTGATGAAATGGAAAGTAGAGCTGATTTCCGAGAACGTGAAGGACTTATTCTTTCGCAGTGCCGGTTGGAATCCGGGCTTTCGCAAGAATATGTAGCCAGGCAGATGGATGTGAACATCCGCACGGTGCGCAACTGGGAAGATGGGCTTTCCCCTATTCGAAACGATGATTTGTTGATGTGGTTCACCGTCTGCAAACAATCCCCCTGGCGCTGGCTGCAGCGCATCTGGATGCCGTCTGCATTCAGCGATACCGATACTCCAAACTGGACGGACGAGCAGGTAGACAAGGCCGTAATACAGAACTACCGGATAGATACCGTAACTGGGGATGACCCCTGCCCGGAAAGCATCAAGCCGGACTTTGACCGCCTGCAAATATGCCTGCAAGCCGGAGAAGCTGCCGTTCTGGCAGGCAACGGCGAATATAACGCAAGAGAAAAATAAAAAATCCCCTGCCGGTGGTGCCACACCAGCAAGGGATAAAGGGCCGTCAACACAAAAAGTTGACGGCATTATTATAACACACAAAAAAAGGAGCCGCAATATGAAAAGGACAAATACCGCAAAATGGATTGAAAGCGCCGGGCGTTGGCAAATCAATGTGCAGAAGAACGGAGTGCGCAAGACATTTACCAGTGCGAAGCCGGGTCGCACTGGCCAGAGGGAAGCAAACAAAAAGGCAGATGACTGGCTGGAAAAAGGCTTGCAGACGCGCGGGAAGACTGTGGAGAGCGCGTATGCAGAGTATTTGGAAAGGGCCTCTAAAATATCAGGGCAGAGCAACTACAGACCAAAAGAAAGCCGATGGCGCATCTGGATTCAGCCGGAAATAGGCCACAGACGGCTTGAATCGCTCACACAGCAGCAAGTGCAGGCTGTGTTGGACAACGCCAAAGCAGCAGGCAAGAGCCGCAAGACGCTGCAGAACCTTTACGGAGATATAACTTCTTTTTTCCGCTTCGCCAGAAATTCCGGGTACACAACATTCACGCCAGACGCGCTGCACATACCAGAGGGGACGCCAAAGCCCAGAAAGAAAATATTGCAGCCGGAGGATTTGGCAATACTCATGACAAGCGACAAGACCATGTTTCGGGGCAAGGAGATAGTAGACCCCTATGTAAACGCATATCGCTTTGCAGTTCTTACGGGCCTGCGTCCCGGCGAGCTTCTGGGCCTGCAATGGAAAGATGTGAAAAATGGCTGCATCTATCTGAAACGCGCAATCAATGTTTACGGAGAACACACGACTGGGAAGAACGACAATGCGATTCGCGCTATTGAACTGTCAGACATGGCAAAGAGCGTGCTGGAAGCACAGCGTGAAGCCACCAATAAAGAAAAAAGCGTGTTTGGCGTAACCGACGAGCATCTGCTTTATAAATGGTGGCGCAAGTATTGTGCTCACAATAATATACAGTATGTCTCCCTGTACGAACTGCGGCACACATTTGTGTCAATCGCCAATGTGCTTCCAGAGGGGCAAGTCAAGGCTCTTGTCGGCCACAGCCGCAACATGGACACATTCGGCGTGTACGGCCACTCCGTAAACGGGCAGGCAGAAAAGATTGCATCTGCGCTGGATGAAGCTTTCAGAAGCGCTTTAGAAAGTACACACTAAAAGTACACACTTTTTGTTTTCAGACGGTAGCAAAAGTCGAAATGCAGTATGCTAAGTAGCATTATATAAAGTATAAAAGGCAGAAAATACCCACGGTTCGCAATGCGGTAGGGTTCGACTCCCATCAGCCGCTCCAATAAAAAATCCCTGTGTCACATTCAGACGCAGGGATTTTTTTATTGCAGAACGCAGCCGGGGCGAACAGCATTCGCCCGCTGGGCCGGTTTCCGATTACAGCTTCACCAATTCCGCCTTCAGGTTCTTCAGTTCCTTCTCCAGGCGTTCCTTGTCCTTGTTGTAGTCCTGGTAGGCCTGCAGGCGGGCTTCGACGTTGGGGTCCTCGGCGGAGAGATAGCCGCTGTTCATCGAGGCTGTGTAGCTGAACTTCTTCAGCGTGCCGTTGAAGTCGATGACCATGAACTGGCCCTCGGCGGGCCGGACCGTGCCTGCGCCGAACATTTTATGGTTGATTTTACAGCCGGTCAGGTCGGGCAGCGCAGCAGGGTTTGCCAGCAGCTCCTGCAGCTGCTGCTCACACTCGCCGATGCGGATGCAGAGCTCGGCGCGGTCCGCCTTCTCCTTCACAGCCTTTGCGCGCTCCCTGCTCGTCGAGCCGCGGGTGTAGCCCTTCGGGTAGAACTGCTCGGCGTAGGCCGTGTGCAGGATGTCGTACACAAGCAGGTGCAGCGCGTCGTCGATGCCGCCCAGCTCCTGCTCCGCGTAGGCCTTGTGCAGGGCGATGATCTCCGGGTAGTTCTCCAGCGCGTGCAGCAGGTCGTTGCACATCGTGTAGTAGCGCGGCAGGTCCAGCGCCGTACCGCCGCCAAAGTCTGCCTCATACCCAAAGTAATCCGCCCACGCCTTTGCCTCGCCGGCCTGATAGAAGTAGTTCGCGTGCGGCTCCCACAGGTTCAGGAAGAACACCGCGTTGGCCGTGTTCATCGTGTACTTGCTCATGCGCGGGAACACGCGGCGGAACCGCCCGTTGATCTGGTCAGCGAACAACTCGGCGCGGCCCCGGCGCTTGGAAATATCGCCGCCGTCCTCATTGTACAGCCAGCGGAAGCACTCGCGGACGAGTTCGACCTCGCTGTCGCGCAGCATCAGGTTCTGCAGACCGCCGATGGGCTGCAGGGCCGGGTTGTCCAGCGTCGGCCGGGCCTGCTGCATGGCATCGGCAAACATGGCCGGAAAGTCGCTGTCCTCGATGTCCCAGTTCACGCCAAAGCAGTCCACCGCGCGCCAGACCGTTCCCTCATCGGCTGCCGCGCGGGCTTTGCAGTGCTGAACGTATTGTGCAAGGATCCCATTCAAATTCTCAGTATTCAAACCAATTCCTCCTAAAAAAATCAGCCTTCCCATTATAAAAGACCCTGCGCGGAGCGTCAAGACCGCAAAACGACAAAAAGCCCCCTCTTTCGAGGGGGCAAAATCGTCAGAAAATTTACAGGCTCGAGTAGCCGAAGCTGTTGACAAGCGCATCAATTTTCTTGCCCTGCCTGCACCACGGGCAGCTGTGGGAGTCGTAGGTTTCGTAATCGGGAAGGTCGTGGGTGTCAAAGATGCTGGCCACGGGGTAGCCTGCGCACTCCTTGACCGACGCAAAGATCGACGCGATGCCGACGGGATCGCCGCCGTAGTAGCGGATGGCCTCGACAGCGCCCTGCACGGTGAAGCCGGTGGTAACGGACGCCGCCAGCACCAGTACATGCTTACCGGCGATCATCGGGGCGGTGTTTTCACGGAAAAGCAGCTGGCTGCCGGTGGTATGCTCCGGCGTGACGACGTAGATCGTCTGGTGGGCATTCATATTCGTATAGCCGGCCTTTGTCAGCTCACTGGCCATGCAGGCGCCGATGACCTCGGTGCCGTCCAGGCAGAGGATCGTGTCCACAATGGTCGTCGACTTGTACTCTCGCACCAGCTCGGCGGCGGCAGCGCGTGCCTCCGACAGGCGGAACTTTGTCAGGGTGACATCAATGTAGTAGTTGATATGGCTGTGGCTGGTGGCATAGTGCCCCTTGCTGACGCGCAGCTGCAAATTCGATTTGCCGGTGGGCAGTTTTACAAGATTCATCGCCATGGTGGTCTCCCCCTTAATGCTTTAACTGTTTATGGTACTATTGTACAAATTTGTGTATCAAAATACAAGGAACGCATTGCCCAAAATCCGGCGCTGATTTTTGGGCAGTTTTTCTTCGAGATTGACCAAACGGCACTTTTGTGGTATAATAAATCAATAATTTATAGTGGGGAGGTTTGCGGATATGGGCTACAAATTGGCGGCAAGCAACGGCGACACGCTGGCTGTGCCGCAGCTGGTCCTGACCCATCTGACCCAGACCGACGGCGATACGATCCGGGCCGCACTCTACATTTTGCAGACCCACGACACCGACCCGCGCACGATGGCCCGCGCACTGGCACTGCCCAGCATCGAGGCTGCCAAGCGCACCCTGCAATACTGGGCCGGTGCCGGGCTTCTGGTCAGTGAGCGTGGGGCCGCCCCTGCCCCGGCGGCCGAGCCCGCACGGGGCGATCTGGCCAGCGTGGCCAAC